CCCCGCAAGCGCGTCGCGCAGTGCCAGCCTGTCGATACCACTCTCGTCCTTGATTACACCACCGGCTTTTTTACCCATCAACGCGCTCAACCCAATCCCCGCCGTACCAAGACCGGCAAGTTGAGAGGCTGTTGAGGGGGGTGCCTGATACTGGGTTATGGTCTGACCGGGCGTCGAATAGCCACGAATCAACGCGTTATACATTGAGAGCAGGTCGTACGGACGTTCTTCGCCTCGTGCAAAGTTTTGAATGGCTTGGTTAATCTTCTGCTGTTCCAACTGCTGTTGCTGCTGCCCCATCGCGTAGCGCATGTTGGCAATATCCATGTCAGACCGGAGGCGCTGTCCACCAAGCGCCCCAAGCTGCGACCCCATCTGACCCATCATGCCGTAACCGCTCAACCCGGATTGAACGCCCTGCAACCCCATACCGGCACCCTGCATACCTTGAGCAGTACCAGCGAGTTGCGCCTGAAGCCCTTGCAGCCCCACACCAGCACCCTGCATACCCATCCCGTACAACTGACCAGCTTGACCCAAACCCTGTGATTCCAGTTGTGCGCGGTTGAGGATGTTGCCCTGTGCTTGTTGGTACGCCTGCTGAAGCCCTTGGGCTTCGATGCCTTGGAGTTGAGACTGAAGAGCACGGTTTGCTTCAGCTTGTTCAATCGCTTGACGAGCACCACCGAACGCACCAGAACGAGCAGCAAGCGCTTTACGTGACTGATCAGCAATTTCTTTATCCCTAATCGCCCCTGCTTTTTGCCTTTCAATTACGGCTTCTTGGTACGGCGACATGTACCTTTGAAACTCTTCCGGCGTCGTTGCCAGCCGTTCGTACAGTTCGCCCAAATTAGCTGCACCACCAGCAAGACCCGCTGCTTGCGAACCATACCCAGCACCCATGCCGCCGTAGTACCCACCACCCTCGGTACCAAGTTGTTCACCAGCCAATCCAGACTGATACCCAGCACCGCCGTAGTCAACACCAAGTTCGCCTAAACCATAAGCACCCAACCCAGCGTTTCCAACCATGTTGGCAGCAGAACCATACTCCCACGGTGTGCCAGCCTCCGCAGCGTAGTTAAAAGCAGAGTTTTGGAGCCCTGTAAAAGGGGCTACATACGCGTTGGGGTCTTGCGCGTACGGCGTGTACGGCTTGATGCCGGTAATCAGGCGGGTGCCGTCTTCACCTTCTTCAACTTCAAAAAATTCTTCCGTCGCCGCACCAAGCATCGCTTGGATTTGCGGCGCAAGCCACTCGGGAATATTCGACTGAGTAACCGTGGTAGAGCTTGGCCCACCGCCACCGCCACCGCCACAGAAATAACCACCACCAAGTTTTGGCGTGGTTACACACTCACCAAGAGGTTCGCCAAGGGCTTCCAGTTCGTACTTTGAGATGTAGCTCATATCAATACCTCTACGAGAGTGTTCCTTGGTTCAAAGTTGTAGCGTTTCCACAACCGCACGATTGCATCTCGCCCATAACCTTGAATCTTTGTGGCTCCGTTTGCCTTCAGGATAGCCGTAAGTTGCTTGAACGTTTCGTCGTTTGAAATCAGTTTCCCACCAATCGTGGTTATGAACGCTACCCTGTGCAGGGGGTAAGTCAAAAACGATACCGTGCAAGCACCGTGAATCTTTGCCTCTTCGTCAATCGCAACAATCAACATCCACTGCCCAGACGCCAAGAACTGCAATACGTGGTCAGTGTTGTACGAAGAAGCCCAATCTGGAAAGTCATGGCCCTTTGTAAGCGCGTCATCCACATACTGCCTTACGTGGGGCCATATCTGGTTGATGTAGTTGACTCCAACCGGGACTATTTTCAGATTCATTTCATCAGACCGGTAATTCCTTGGTTGCCTTGAGAAATTGATTTCGGGCCCGTTGGTATCTCCCGAGGGCGTGGTATGGGCGTCGGAACAAAAATAAACCGTTCGGGGTCATTTGGTGTTGGATTCCTTCCAATCTGCCCCGTACGGTTAGGATTGAGCCCGTACAAATCCGGTATATATCCTCTACGAGCAGGTTTTGTGTACGGCGTATATTTTTCGCTCACGCCGAGCGGAGAAGGTGTGGGATCCTTCGAATCCGGGGGAGGGGCGTCCACTACAATATCGTCCCCGCTATCGTCTTTAGGTACGCTTTGCGGACCAATAATCAACGGTTTGGTACCCGACGCCGACGCCGCTTTGGCTGAACTGGTGGGGGCATCGGGGGCAGTGGAGCCGGTTCTATAGTTCTTGAAGAGTTGGCTAAGAGACCCACCGAATTGCCCGGCGGGAAGCCCTCGGGAATAACGAGCAAGTGGAGAACCGGAACTACCAGCCCTCGCCCCCTTCATAAGCGAGGTTTGGTTTGGCGATTGCGGCGAGAACGCATCCATGCCTTGGTTCACTTCAAACTGGTTACGTTCCTGTGCTGCTTGATACGCCCAGTTGGGGTCATTTGGAGATGCAGCATACGCACGCAAGTGGCTGGGAAGAGAGTTGTAGTACGCCGCATATTCAGGCGACGATCCAAGAGCCATCACGCGGTTGTAGGTATCTTGCGCGCTCGTACCCTGAGTGCTGGGCAGTTTTGCCCCCAGATCTTCGTATCCAACCTTGCCGCCGTCGGCGTACCTGAGAGACGCGATACCGCCCCCTGCATACCCGACCATTGGAGAAGGGCCACCTGCTACAGCATTTATCAACCTGCTCGGAATCGGGGCAGAAGGGCGGCTAAATTGCGCGAACGGGTTGTACATGTTTGGCATACCACCAAACCGTCCGTAACCACCGAATCCCCCAAGGAACGGTGGATATTTTTGGGACGGTCTGACCGGATCACTATTGCCATACATTGCTTGAAATTGCTGTTGAAGGGCTTGTTTTTGCGGGGAAAATTCTTTGGAGTACGGATCTTGACCGTTACTACGCATGAATTCTTCGTAGGACACACGAGGAGGCCCGCTATAGTTATCAAACCCCGGAGACGTAACAGCAGAAGCGTACACCCCCGGAGCAGGTTGATCCATACCACCCGGAGCAACACCAAAAATCGGATTCATTTCTACAGTAGGAGCCGCCAAACCGAACGGAGCAGGACGATCTACACCACCCGGAGGAAGCTGTGGTTGAAGCTCTGACGGAAACTGCGTGATCGGTACTTTTTGCGGTGGTAGAGGTTGAGGTACAAAACCCGGAGGAGGGGGCATTGCAAACCCCGGATCTATTAGTCCGGGCATCGGACCATTGGTCATCATCTCTTGCTGGGACATCGGTTTTTGGGGCGCGACATTTTTTGTAAGCGGGTTTCCATATTTATCAACGTATCGTTCTCCGGCCCCCGGCGTACCAAAAGTATTAATAGGGGCAGGGCCACCCATACCACCAAACCCGCCCATACCACCGCCGTACGGATTAACTTTACTAAACCCTCCGAAGCCACCCATACCACCACCGTAACCCATATTAGCGGTACCCAAACCACCGGGGCCACCCATGGTGCCGCCAAAAGGCGTAGGAGCGTTATTGCTAAACATGCCAGCATTAGCCGGAGGCACATTGCTACCGTACCCACCATCGCCGCTACCAAACCCGCCGCCTTGTCCACCACCTTGTCCGCCACCAGCCATGATAGTTCTCCTTCTTAAGCAGGCATGAACCTGCGGGGGTTAATCTGTCTACCTTGTTTTTTGGTACCAGTGCGTGCTTGACGCACCTTGTTCATCATCGCGTAGAGTTGCTTTGCACCGGCATCCGTCGAACCGTTACCAAGATGGGACACCACATCGGCGGGCACAACAAACTCACCATCAGCAAGACGCGCAGGACGCTTGTTGGCAATCACACCGGGAATGCTGTCCGACATTCCATCGCCCGGACCCTTGAGCATCCGACCACCATCCGAGTACGTGCCGAGATCAGAGATGCCACCACGCGCATACATCGGCATCTCACCGACCATCATGTCGTAACCGGACATACCACCACCCGCGAGAGCAGCAATTCCACCAACGGCATAACCACGAGCGCCCGGACGATACCGGTTAGGGTCAAAACGATACCGGCGCAACGGGTTGTTGGGGTCATCCTCGGGACCAGACATGATCGAGGGGTCGTACGCAGCGGGAGAAAGTGTTGCACCAGCAACCGAAGCACCTATTAGGGGTACTTTGTTTGCTTTGATATACGCGGCTGGGTCATCCAAGAATTTAGGAGTAGCAGTTGGGGCTGAAGTTACAGAAGGCGGTATGGCAACGTTACCAGTGGAAACAGGAAGAGAAGAAACACCCGGCGCAGTATTACCCGCTAAAAGTTGCGAACCGGTAGAAGGCAACCCCGACCCGGAAAACCCCGTGTTTTGGATAATGCTGTTGATACCCGTCGAGGCAGGAGCAGTACCCGTCATTGACTGAGCAACCGCATTTTTTAAAAGTTCGTCTTGCGTGGCGCTACCCAATGTCGAAGGTACGCCCGTCATAAAATCCGTTACTGCCAAAGGCGAGCCAAGAGTAGAACCAAAAACAGACCCAGTAGCAGCTTGCCCAGCAGCTTGCCCAGCAGCTTCAGTAGCGACAGGAGCAGCGGCAGCACCAAAAACCGCAGGAGCGACTGCGGCACCAGCAAGCCCTGTAATAGCACCCAGCAACGGGTCTTTACCGGTAGCCGCAGAAGAAACACCCCCAACCGCCGCGCTGATCAACATGGATTCAGGAATACCAAGCCCCATAATCTTTCTCCTCTAACCCTGAGTAATTCTAATCTGTCAAGTCGATAAAAGCCAGAGCGCCGACAGCGTCCCCGGTAGTGGCTCCAGACACCACCCGAATACCCACCGTGTATACATCACTTACCCCTGCCAAGGACACCCCCAATTGCAGGTCAAAGTTGTATCCGGTGGGAGACAAAACCGTCGCTCGCCCCTGCGCTGAAGACGTTACGTACTGCTGCTGAACAATCGTACCCCCGGTCATGGCGGTTGCCGACACGTCGTAATCCACGTTATTGAACGTAGTGGTGTCCCAAGAAGCAGCCGTCAGGGTGGTGTTTTTAAACAGCGCAACCTCATAGTTCTGGTTGGTCGTTGGTACGACCTGAAACGACTGCGGAAGAACCACCGCCCCCAAAGAACCGGAATTAAGCCGAATAGATACAAGAGGTAAGAAAGTTGTACTAATTGTAGCTAAAAGAGTCGTTCTACGGGCAAACTGTTCCGAAGTGGCTTGTTCGTAACCCCCCTCAGAAACCACCGAAGCGCAAATCTGCTTCATGCTGGCGCTGGCAGACAGGGTGTCAGTGGCCTTGATCTCGTACCGAACCGGCAGAATTGCCGTGGTCATGTAAACGCTGGTGATTTCGTTGGCGTTCTCAAACGTGTGGCAAATGATGTACTGCCCGTCAATGATGAACCCACAGCGCACCGAACCCACACCCAACCACTCAAAGTCCATGAACAGGATCTGAGCCTTGGAGGTGTCGAGCGTGAACCCACTCTCCCCCGTGCCGTCCAGTTTGTCGCCGTTCCAGTCAGCTTGACTTACCGTGCGGGTGTCGCTGGGGGTACCAGTAATGTTGCTGCGCAGCACAAACTGGTTGGTCGTGCCGGTCTTTTGGAAGAACACGCCGTTCTCGGTATTGAAGTACCCCGCCCGCTGGCGCAGGTTGGTTTCGCCCGCATCCATCACAAACGTCGCCAGCACCAAGAGGCTCTTACCCGGCTGGTACGGAAACACCCGATACGTCTGGCGAACTACCTCAGAACCCGAAGTCGTAGTAACCGCCATTTCAACTGAAGATTCATTAGGCAAATACGTGCTTGTGCCGCCAGTAGCCGTGCTTTCATCGAATTGCGGGTCTTTACCGTATCGGTTTTGACTGTCAAAGAGGGAAAACGGGTTGCTGACACGCAGCCGCCCAAACGCGTCCACCTCCATGCCGGGAAACGTAACTGGAACCGATGTGCCGTCAGCCATAAGTTTTGAGAAGAAGTGATCCAGCCGGTTGAAGTAAAGGCGCAGGATGTTGTTAAACGCCTCCTGATACCGCGAGTCGTACTGTATTGGCGCAAGCGGCAGGTTGGGTGGCGGCACCCGCTCAAGCGTGAATTCTGTTGTGACGATCTTGTTGGTCATTAACGGCGTCCGTCCGGGCGAATATCAATTCGCGGTGCACCGATCTGCCACGTGGTACCCACTTGGGTGGAAGCAATCTTGAAGATCAACTGCCGCCCACGCACGCGGGTGTAGATTTGCCCGGTGTACTCTTCCGTGATGTTGTAGTTCGACCCTTTCGTCACACTGGCAGAAGCGGAGTACCCAGTGCCGGATCCCGAGTTTTGCAGCGGGTAGAGCGTCATGGTTACTTGTGGTGTGGGGTAAACGACACTAGCACTTGAGCTACCCGCAGGTTCGGACCCCGTGAACGTCAGGTCAGGCAGCACGCGCCAAACGTACCCAAAGTTGTGCCCCTCCCCAAGATCGAACTCTGAGGAAGAGATACTTGCCTCGATTGGGGCAGGAGTTCCAGTTTCTACATCGTCTACCCCAACCTCGTGCTGCAAGACATGGTTGTTGTAGGTAGCAGCCAGCGGGTACGGCAAAAGCCCTGAGTCAAGCCAAGCCGTGCGGGCCATGGTGCCGTAGTACCAGATACGCTCAAGGTAGTTGTAGATCACATACCGATCAGTGGTGTTGCTGTTTTCCGAGCAGTAGAACCACCAGACTTCGTTGAAACCTTCGTTGGTACCGCAGAACACCTGCTCGACCTGATACTGGTTGAAGTCGCTGAAAACATATCGACGCAAGTCGCAGTTGAGGGTCTGCACGCGCCCGTCGTAGGCGTAGAACTTGTCCACACCCATCCAATACACCACACCAGAGGCAACGACCGCCGCATTCGCCCCGATGATGGACACGTTGTCCCCAAGCAACTGCGACTGCCACACAAACGGAGGGCCAAGATACTGAAGCGAATACACCGAGGAGTCAGTGAACACTACGATTTCCTGACGGGTTTGCACCGCCGTGACGATCTCCGACCCGTGAGACAGCTTCAAACTACCAGCTTGGTTCGTAGCCAACGGTTCCCACGTGAACGGATCTTCCTGCGCAGACCACCGAATAAGCATGGGGTCTACCGTGTTGGAGAAGTAATCGTTGGTGCCAAACACAAGCACAAACCGGGAAGCGTCCGACACCAGCAGGTAATTCTGGAAAATCGGCGTCTCAGCGTCCCCCATGGTGGCAAGGTCGATACCTCGTGGGGAGATGTAGTGGGCAGGAGTTCCCACGCTAGAAGTAGCGATAATTGTAGCTGGGTCGCCACGCGTAGTAACTACGTTAAACGTAGCGCCAGTGTAGTTATACACAAAGTACGTGGTGCCTACAGAAAGCCCAGTAGGAAGCTCCCCCGTTGTCGTGAGCGTTATAGCCATATCCTCAGAAATTACTGCGCCACCTTGAGGGGTAAACACGGCGGGGGAACCGTTTGAAATAGTCACCTCAGACTGCACCAAACCGATGTTGGCGTTCCAGTAATAAATAGGGCCACCGCGTGGGCCATAGAGCAGGTCTTGACCAAAGTTCTGCTGGTTCCACAGGCGTAGCGTAGTCTGAGATGTGGTGCCAACCCCCCAAGCACCAGCACCCCAAAGACCCGCACCCCAACCAACGATTGGAACTTCAAACGCGGAGCCAGTGTTGACTTGATACTGGGCTACAACCGTCCCTCCATTACCCGTGTCAGACGCGTTTGAATAGGTAGATGCGTTGATTGTGTACGTGTTGGAGTTGACGTAGGCGATCTGAAACTCGTTCTTGAGCACTGTTGCCGTAATGTTGCCGCCAAGGCTGGTAATTCCAGACCCACTGAAAGTAACGAAGTCATCGTTCACCGCACCATGCGCGTTATCCGTAACCGTAATGGTGTAGCTGCCAACCCCCGCACCGTTGGAGTGAGACGCAGCCGTGGTGCCGTTATACCCACGGACAAGACTGGAAAGCGTGTTGCCCGACTTGAGGGTGTAGTAGATATCCTCGGAATCAATCCGAAGAATTCCAGAGGAGGCAAAGTTGGTGCCGGAAGTTACGACAAGGGAAGTTGCCGTATCTGAGATCCCGCCGTTAAGCGTGGAGTATGCAGCCTGAAACGGGTTGGTCAGTGTAGCTGTGCTGCGGATAGGGGTGATGTCTTTATAGACGCCGCCTTCAATGATGTAGAACTTGAGGTTGGTACCCACACCAACCAGATTCTGAAATGCAAGTGTGATCCAGTTCCACAGAGAACGGCATACACCAAGGAACGTGTTCCCAGAAAACAGGTTCCAGCCGCCGATCTTCTCCGGGTTGCCTTGACGAAAACGAATCTTGTCGCACTCGTACCAGCCACCTTCCGTGGTATACCGAGTGTTTTCCCGGTTGACACCGGGCT